AACTAGCAAAATTATTTGCTACAGAAAATTTATCAGTAGAACATAACAACGTAAAAACGGCCTCTTTTGATTTAGAGAATAGAATCGTTACATTACCAATATTCAAAAAACCATCAGGTGACGTTTATGATATGTTAACAGCTCACGAATGTTCACACGCTTTACATACACCTATGAAAGCTTGGTCTAAATTAGAAGATCCAAAATATAGAGCTTACGTTAACGTTATTGAAGATACTAGAATTGACAAATTAATTCAAAAAAAATATCCAGGTATTGTAAGAAATTATGTTAACGCTTTTGAAATTCTAACTAAAGATAATTTCTTTGGTTTAAAAGACAAAAATATAAACACTGATTTAATGTTAATTGATAAAATTAATATGTATTATAAGTCATCTAAAAAATTACAATTTAAATTTACTAAAGAAGAACAAACGTGGGTAGATAAAATTGACAATATCAAAACATTTACAGATGTATTAAAAATTGCTAAACAGTTATATGGTCACCAAGAAAAACAATTAGAACAGTTATCTAAGTTACCAGATTTTGACAATCACCCATTAGCTAAGAATTATAAATTAGATAAGAATGGTAAAAAAATTCAAGTACAAAATTCAGAAAAAGACAATGGTAATAATTTTGAATCTTCATTACCTGAACCTAAAGACAGTGAAAATAAAGATTCAAAAGAGTCAAATGTCGGCAACCCTTATGGTGCCGGCGGCGATAATGTTAGCGTTGATACTGCTTTAGATTGTATTACTGATAAGTCTTTTGAACAATCAATAGATAAGTTATTAGACAAAACTAAAACTTATAGATATGCTACTATACCCGAACCTAATTTAAAAAATGCTTTAGTATCTTATGATGAGTTTTTAAAAGATATGAGAGATAACAATAACAATCATTTTAAAAAACCTCTTAACGATAATATGTCTAATCACGATCAATACATAAAATACTGGAATTGGATTAAACAAGACTTTCTAAAATTCAAAAAAGATAGTACAAAAACAGTAATGTATTTGGTTAAAGAATTTGAAATGAAAAAAGCAGCGACTGCTTATAAGAGAGCTACTACTGATAAAACAGGTGTGATTGATTCTCTTAAATTAAAAAACTACAAATTTAGTGATGATATTTTCAAAAGATTGACAGTATTACCTGATAGTAAAAATCACGGTATGATTATGTTATTAGATTGGTCAGGTTCAATGTGTGACATTATGAATAAAACTGTACACCAATTATGCAATCTGGTTTGGTTTTGTCAAAAAATTAATATACCTTTTGAAGTATATTTGTTTAAAGATGTGCAAAACAAAAAAGAAGATACAAAAGAATATTTTAAATTAAAAAATGGTAATATGTTTGCTGAAAAATCTCAACTAGTAAATGTTGCTAGTCACAGAATGAAAAAAACAATATTACACGAATCATTATTACACCTTTATTCAATGGCCAATTATTTCAATAGAAATTACTCTTACTCTTATGATAATATTGCTGAAAAAGGATACGCTATTCCAGTAGACCAAAATTACCATTTAACATCAACACCGTTAAATGAAGCAATTATAATGTGTAATAAATTAATACCTTTATTTCAAGCAAAATATAAAGTAGAAAAATTATCATTCATTACTCTTACTGATGGTGAATCAAATAGTGAGATTTCTTCTTATACTTTTGACAACTCTAAAGCTTATAATAAATCTACTGGTGGTAGATATGATGCTCAGACAATTATTAAAGATGGTAAAAAAACATATACTACAATAGCTGGTTACGATAGACATTATAATAATGGCAGAACGGCATTTACGGCTTCATTACTAAAAATACTACAATCAAAATACAATGTTACTACAATTGGTTTTTACTTAACTAAAAGAGTTAACAAAAATTCTTTTGGTCAATTTGTAGATGAATATATTTCAAAAAATGGTAAATTGGAATACAATTCAAATTTTGAAAAAACTAGAAAACAATTTTTAAAAGACAAAGTATTAGAAGTACCTAAAGAAGGTTACAACTCTTACTATGTTGTTAATGCTAAAGATATGAATATTGAAAACGCCGATTTAAGTACTCTTAATAGTGGTAATACTACTAGTGAAATTAAACGAATCTTTACTAAATCTATGAAAAATAGATTGTATTCCAGAGTATTATTAAACAAATTTATTGAACAAATCGTTTAAGCTTATGAATTTAAAGGGTTTTTTCTTTAAAAAATGACACAATGATGACACAATTATATGTTATTATATATGTATAAACAATAAACAAAAGGACTATTATATTATGCTAAACAATAAACAACGTGAATATGTTAAGTACGCCTATGGCCTATTTAATAAAGAGGTGTTAACTAAACAAGAACTAATACAAGCAAATAAAAAATTTGGTTGTAAGTATGCTCCACAGTGGTTAATTAAAAATAAAGATTACAAAGTTGACAAAGCTACTTTTAGATTACCACTTGATGGTGATATTAAAAAAACTGAAGTTGCTAAATCAACTAATGATAATGTTGAAATTAGAAAGGAAGCCGCTTATATAGTATCTTCTCTTACAGGCGACATTGTACCTAAAAAAGATCCAGTGTTTGTACCATTCGGTAATTATCCTGATATTAAATCTATTATCAAATCTGGTAAATTTTATCCAGTGTTTGTTACAGGTTTATCTGGTAACGGTAAAACAATGTCTATATTACAAGCTTGTGCCGAAGCTAGAAAAGAATGTATTAGAGTTAACGTGACAATTGAAACCGACGAAGATGACTTACTAGGTGGTTATAGATTAAAAGATGGCCAAACTGTATGGCAAAACGGTCCAGTTATTGAAGCAATGGAAAGAGGCGCTCTTCTTTTATTAGATGAGATCGATCTAGCTTCAAATAAGATTATGTGTTTACAACCGATCTTAGAAGGCTCTGGTGTATTTGTTAAAAAGATTAACAAATTTGTAAAACCAAAAGATGGCTTTAACGTAGTGGCAACTGCCAATACTAAAGGTCAAGGTTCCGAAGATGGTAAATTTATCGGTACTAATATTCTTAATGAGGCTTTCTTAGAAAGATTTCCAGTTACGTTTGAACAAAGATATCCAAACGCAAAAACTGAGGAGAAAATTCTAAACAATACCTTAGAAGCAACTGGTAAAAAAGATACCAACTATGTTAACAAACTTGTTACGTGGGCGGATGTTATCAGAAAAACTTACTTTGATGGTGGCGTAGATGAGATTATATCTACCAGAAGATTAGTACATATTGTACAAGCTTACTCTATCTTTAGTAATAAACTTAAAGCAATTGAATTGTGTACAAATAGATTTGATGAAGATACTAAAACTTCATTTGTAGATTTATACACTAAAGTTGATGCAGGAGCTACTGCTGACCAGATCATAGAATCTCAAAGACAGTCAGAAGTTGCCGCTCAATCTCAAACGGATTCCAATGATGGTGAGGAGGAACAAGTAGCTATTTAAATAGTTACTCTTTCAAAATCCATTATAATAGTCCTAGTGGCCAGAAATGGCCACTTACTTGACAATTAAACTAAAATATGTTAATATAATATATAAACAATAAAAACATTTAATATGACTCAAACAAATACTATACGAACTATAAATGAATACAACGAATATTATTTTGATAAAGGAGGAAACGTACCACCTTGTATTAAAAATATATTAATACCTCCCAATGAATTTAACCAAGATTCTTTTATATATAAAATAAGTAACAATAAAAATAACAAAAGTTATTGGGGTAGTCATCTAGGTTTACCTTTAGTAAATTATTTTCATTCATCTTCAAGTGATGAATTTTTAAAAGATTTAAATGAAATAAATGCCAATTTTACATATGAAGTGACGGAGTGGGGAGATTACACTAATATTGTAAAAAAAGAAACACAAATTTTAAAAAAAATTAATGCAAAATCTAGCCTTAAATTTTATAACTTAAACAACGGATTTACAAAACCATTGCAAAATCTTGATGTGAAAACAATGTTAGAAATTTCTGACTCAATCAGGGACACACAAAAATTAACTTACGGTGGCCAAACTTATGAAAGAGTAAAATCAAACAAAAAATGTTTAAAAGAATTTGTAAAATTACAAATTAGGTATAATACAATCGACACAGATCATAAAAACAGAATAAAAAATAAACTTAATGATGGCGGCAATATAGAAGATCTTACTGTTGTTGTTTTAGATTATAATAATGAAAAAACAAAAAAAATAATAATAGGTGGAATACATACTTCACAAGCAATATTAGAGTCTAAGTCAACACAAGACGTTTATATTCTTTATATACCAGAAGAAGTACATAAAAACTTTTCACAATTAGAAATAGACACTTTAGCTTCATTTTTAAACAAACCACCTCAACACATCCGTTTACCTAATAGTAATGACGACCTCGTAGAAATGGTTTTAAAATATTTAAATGAAGGCTATTCACAAGCGTCACCTGAAATGAAACAGTTTCTTACTGAGAATAATGTAGATAGTAAAAATAGAAAAAAAATTATAGATAAAGCTGTTAAAAAATTTAGAGCTTCAAAAAATCCTGTAAACTGGATAAATTACGGAGCAGGACAAGATAAAACGGACTTAGCGATAAAGGTAAGTGAATATAACGATCTTAATATCGGAATGTATTGTAATGCAGTATCTTCAGGATCGGCAAAAAACGTTCTAGTAGAATATAGACACGTAATTAACTATAATCATAACATCATTAAAAATAAAATTGAGAAACAATTAATAAAAAATTTTAAAATTATTATGTATCACCCAACTCCTGAGGATCAAAATAAATGGGAGAATGGTTTAGCAAATATTAACAGGCAGGCTATACAATATGGTCTAATTGGTTTTGAATCACAGCATAATCATAAAATAAATTTTACTATAGATTATATGGATACTACAAGACCAGTTATTCAAATAAAAAACTTAACTGTTAATAATAGTCCAAATATGGCCGCTAATGGCCATTTACAACACCCTAAGGAGGTATATTCAATTGGGACTTAAAGTAGAGGTTAAGAATAACAACGTTGAAAAAGCGATGCGTATTCTTAAAAAGAAAATGCTTAAAGATGGCGTTTTAAGACTGTATAAAATGAAACAGACTTATGAAAAACCAT